TTTTCAATTTTGTAGGCTACTAATCCATTAGTACTAAAAGCTTTTTTCAAGACTTCTAAATTAGCATAAGTATCATTAACTTTCTTTAGATTTGCCTCTTCCTTTAATAATTTTAACTTGAACTCTTTAACTTGGTTCATTAAGTAGTCTAGTTCAGTATTAAATTTTGTTATTTCGTTATTTTGAGATGATATATCCTTAATCTCAATTTGTTTTTTTGAAATTTTTTGAGTTAGATTATTTATTTTTTCTTCTAAGTCTATCTTATCTTCCGTCTTACTAGGTAAGGTTTTATCTATAAGATTAGATAATTTTTCAAATTTTTCTACAATAGATTGATGATTTTGATACTCTTTTAATTGTTTTTTAAGGTTAGTTACTTCATTCTGTATTTTAGTTTTTCTACTTGAACCTGAGGCTACTATATTTTTTTGTTCCTCTATAAGTTCACTAGTCTTTTCTGCATCGATTTCTTGTAGACAAGTTGGACAAGTATCCCCCAAAGATTCAATTTTCTGAAGAACACTATTGGCCTGAGCAATAATTGTTTTTAAAGAAACAAACTCCATGTTTAAATCTGCTATTCCTTCCGGCTTTTCAACTTCTTTAGTTAGTTCTACTGTATCTAGTTCAGCTAACTGACTTTTATACTGGTTATTAATATTTATCTTATTATTAATTTCTAGTATATTGTCTAACTTTTCCTGTGTTAAAGCTCTTTCAGATATTAAGTCCTCTGGGGCTTCCGGCACAGGCAGAAGTTCTTTCTTAGTAGTACTTTTAATAGGATTTGATGCTATCCACGCCTTAACAGTTTCAATACTGCCTCTAGTTTCTGATACCTCAGCAGCTGCATCTTTGTGCGCTGATTTAAAATTATCAAATAGTTTAAGATACTTATCTAAGTTTAGTAACTCAATTAAAAATTTCTTTCTATTAGTATCTGTCGCAGTTAGGAATTGCAAAGAACTTGTGGTACTTTGATATACTAATTGACTAAAAGTTTTGAAGTCTAGTCCTACGATACTTTGAATAGTTTTAAAAGTATTTGTTGCTGTATGAGAAGATATATCTTCTCCTTCACACTCAAGAACTACTTTTAAACTTGATTTTCTATTTATACTAATCCTATAGTCTTTACCATCTACTTCAAAATCTAAAGATATGCTATAACCTTTATCACTTCTATTTCTATTAACAATTTCGGCTTTCTTAATACCTTTAGAGTTTTTATTAAAAAGAGCCTCTTCGATTAATAAGGGGATAGAACTTTTACCCGTACCATTAGTGCCTACTAACTGTACAATCAAACCCTCTTCTAGATCTAATATGTTATTATCCCCGTAAGAAAAGCAATTAGACCATTTTAATGTTTTAAGTATAATCATGAAACACTCCCAAAACTTCTTTTACTTTTTTCTCATTTAACCCCATAATAAACTGTAAATACTCTGATAGTTCGTCCTCTAGAGTCATATCAGAAGTTAATATCAATGTCGAGTCGTTTTGCCTTTTTATTAGTTTTTTATCTAACAGTTCATTGTCTTTATCAACCTTGACTAACTCAGATACATCACCTTCCAACTCATATATAGTATGATGGTAATTAGTCTTAATCATTTGATCAGGGTGACTAACTGTCTGCCTAATAAGTTGAGGTAGTTTTAATTTCATCCAAGACCAGTCCAGTGTAGTACTATCAAATAATAGTACTCCTGTGTCTACAGGGTTTCTATGAAAAGACGTAGTAACTGGACTACCTGGGTATACTATATTACCCTGTGAATTAGTATGAGAATGTAAATCTCCTGCTATAACTAACTCCCATCTCTCTAATTTTTTCAAGTCAATTTCGGGCTGTACATGTGGAGGAATTTCTCCCCTAACGTGAGTGAATAAAGTCCTTCCTTCAAAATCTTCTGGATTAAATTCCTTTAATTTATTATAAGGAATAAAGTCCATATCTTCTAGCTGATAGTAATCGTCTATAATAGTTACTAAAGGATTAATGGCTTTAGTAACATCTTTAAGATTAGTCAAGAACGAGGTCGTTTTCTTCATAGCCTCGTGATTACCTGGGTATATAATAGTTTCTATACTAATATCCCTAATATATTTAAAGTATAGGCTTAGCTCTTCTAAGGTGGGCATTCTATCAAATAGATCGCCCCCAATAATATGTAAGTCTGCAGTTTGTTCAAGTTTATAAAGTTCTTTGAATAATAACTCGTATCTATTCGTCGCCCACTCACGTGGAACATTTTTTTGACCTAACTTGATATGCCAATCGGCGCTAAACAAAATCTTCATTGTCCATTCCTTTATACGATAAAAAAGCCCCATGTGCTGGGGCTTCTTGCTTTTAAAGAGTTATAGTAGCTCTGCTACTTCTTCTGGTACTTCATTATCTGATGAACCATTTTCTAGGATGCGAGTTTCAATAAACTCTTTTTGTTGATCTGCTGATGGTCTAGCAATTACATCATCAATATTAGGAAGATCTTTAATTGCTTCTAGCTCAGCATCACCTAAGGCTCTAGGCTTACATTTTAGAACTTGTAATGTATATTCTACATTAAAAGGTAGTGGGCCTGTTTTTTGCTTTTTAAATGCTAAATCCCATCCAGTTACTGGGTCTGTTGGGTCGCCTAAATCTTCAGCAGCTACCATGATTGCTTCAAATAACTTTTTCTTTAGGTTTAATACTTTAACTTTGCCGTCATCTGGATCAATACATTGCACTGCATACGCCCAAGAGCATTTCATATCTGGATGGTAGTGGCGAACCCAGTCTTTTTCAATATTTGTAAATTGTTCTTTATCTCTATCGAAACCTAAGCACTCCATTGGTACTCGTTTTCCATCTGCTGTTGTTACCCAATATACATACCTAGGTAGAACGTCCCCTACCATGCGAACAACATTATTTCCTTCTTTATAAGTGTATGCGTCTACTGACGACTTTTTTGCTTTTCCTGTTACGTTTCCAAACTTAATTGCCATTATCTATTTCCTCATAGTAAAATTTTATATTATCTTGATCGTCCAGTCCTAGAAGAGGGTGATCTTCTATTTCTGTCCTTTCTATCTCTGTGTATCTAAGCGGTAGCGTTTTTATTCCCTGCCACTCATAATCTAAGTAATTTCTAAGGCTTGCTAACTCGATATAAGTTATCATATCCTTAAAACTCACTTGAAGTTTGTTCTTAAATAGATCTTTAGGATTTAGTAAAAAACTATCTCCAGTAATGTCTTGTCCATAAAAATGTGCTGAACTTTTTCTCCTTTTAGGCAGTTTAATACCATAGGTATAAATTACCATTATAAGAATTATATTTTTAGGCTTTTTGCTTAATTTAAGCACCTTTTTCCAGTCAAAGAAAATCACTTAAAATCTCCATTTCAGAATATATATTATACTCAACTTTAACCAAAATGTCAAGTATTATTTTTAACTAGCTACCATATCTTTCCGCCTCCCCAGCTCCATACTTGACCCTGGGTTTTAAAGTGCTCTAGAGTAATATAATCTACTCTTAGTAGATCTAAGATACGGTTTTTTAATTCTATATCCGAATCTAAAGCCTTGCGCACTATATCTTGATGAGGGGCTACTCCCATATTTTGGGGGGGTACAGGGTCTTTAAAGTGTATCGGGATAAAGTGCTTTAAATCCTCTGCGTATACTATAATATCTATATTATTATCAAATAAATAAATAGTCTGTAAAACTGAATGAGGTGCGTGGCCCCTGCCTGCGCAGGCATGGGCAACATGATTAGCTAGGTATTTTGCTATATTTATACCTTTAATATACTGGAGTACTTCTTTCTCCTCCCAAAGAATAGGTACTTCTTGTACTCTTATATCATAAGATATAGCATCCACGAACCTAGCATAGGGATCCCTAACTACTGTCCAACGCACCCCTGGGCCCTCTACTCTAAATTTTAATTCGTCCCCGAATTCCTGGTATAAATTAGCCCGAATAGAACTACAAGCGTTCTTATGTATTAATAGGTAGCTTTGCTCTTCTGTTGTAAAAAGTTCTGTATTATGTATCATCTAACCCTCTGTTATTGTTTTAATCTCATAACCTTGTTTTATATATACCCCCATCCTAGACTTCGCCTGCCTTGAAGCAGTATTGCCCTTTAAATGAATGTCTAATATAACAGGTTGCTGTTTACCTTCTAGTTTTCTAATAACCCTACCAATAAGTTGTATCAGTAAAGGCTCATTATTGATTGGAGTACCCAGAATGAGGCAACTAAGCTCATTAACTGAAATACCCTCACTAAAGATGCTTTGCGATCCATACAGGATATCTGCTCTTCCATCTTTAATCTTTTGTAGTTCTTCTTCTCTTTCATTTGCACTCTTTAGCTCTCCTGTAATACATATTGCATTATTTCCGGTGAGGTCGGCGCAGCGTTTTAAAAATTGGACCCTGTCACTTACGACCAGAACCTTGTGCCCCTTTGCGGCGTATACCGAAGCTAGCTGAGCTATGAACTTTTGATAGTTCTGATCATATGCCACTGCATTAACCCTTTTAGCCCAAGGAAGCTTTACGCTATCGGGAAAACGAGTTTCAGACTTTACAACCATAACTCTAGGAGTTATATAGTTTTCTTTAGGTGGTTGATGTACGTCAAATCCAAAGTAATCATTAAAGATAATATGTTTACCATCTTTTCTTTGTAATGTACCACTTAGTCCGATTTTATACCTAGCAGTAGATTTGTCAATAATATTAGCAAATGTAGGTGCACTTACATGGTGCATTTCATCCAAAATCATAGTTCCAAACATTTTTGAAACTTCTTTCATTTTCTTACTCAAAGTCTGTACGTTAGAAACTACAATGATTGGCTCTACATCAAACTTTCCACTCCCTATGACTCCGGGCTTAATGCCTAAGCACTTTTCTATCTCATCTTCCCACTGCTTTCTTAACGCTAAGGTATGAACTACAACTAAAGTCTTCTGTCCTAACTTAGAGGCAATGGCTATCGCTGTAAAAGTCTTACCCCAACTCACAAAAGCGTTAACAATTGCGTTATCTTCAATTAAATTATAAACTTTAGCCTGACTATCCCTCAGGTCAAATTTGAACTCTGGAAAATCGACAGGCACTAAAGTCCTCTTATCAATAATTTCCGAACCTTCAGGTATTAGATCAGTTCTACCTACTGGCACTGTTACTAATTCCTTACTTATTCGACCCATGTTTTTAATTACTGTGGGCGGATCCATTGGATTGTAAGAGGGAATTGTATAAGTCAACTCAGCGTCTAACTCTTGCTGTCGTTTAGCGTCAGCTGACATATAAATTCTATTAGATAAAATTGCTTTGCTCATAAGATATTTCTAACAATTACTACCAGAGAGAGCATAATCCACATAGTATTAAATGCTAGCAAGGTAGGTAGGCCTTTTCGCATCGAAGCCCATATTAATAAAGAAGAAGTAAATAGAGTAGCGAAGTGTAGGTACCAAACTTCTAAATGAAATACTAATCCTGGTATAATAATTATAGCTTTAGCAAACCAAGCTGCAAATTCGATTATATTGTAATCTGTCCAATATTTTCTATCTTTCCACATACGCATACAATTATATACTCTGCTCCACCCTATTAAAGTATATAAACTTCCTACTATGATTAGAAATGATATCAATACTACTGCTTCGTTCATATTTTTTTCCTGCTGTCTTTTAGTTTTTCATTAGCTACTTCGTATAGCAAGTAACCCCTATCTATCCTCAATAATCCTGCATACTCCGCTTTAAGGTTTAGCTTACCTTTAACTTCAAATACTGAATTAATATTTTCAATCCTAAATATTGTAGTATTTTCTGTATATTTTCTGCTTAGTATTTTTCTATACACTAAAGGATAGAACTTTTGTTTCTTATAATTATAAATATTACCCTCATAATCAACAAAAGTTAGTAACCCAGATTTTACAAGGTCTTTTAAACTCCATATAGGCCTTTTTAAAGGATAAAGCTTATAGTCATTTAACCGTTGAGCTTGTATTCGTCTAAAAGGGAAAGTATCGTGTTTATCTTCCAAATCCAAACGTCTGATACCTACTTTATCTTTTATTAGCCCTTTTGAGATATACTCGTGGTGGCGTATACCCCAAACAGGCCAATGAATATTAGAGAAACTCTGGATATTGTTTGTCGAACTTACCGAAGGCATAATCATCTCCTATATCTAAGTCTACTCCGATTGGTTGCCCTGGAATAGAACATCCTCTGTTTTTTTGAGTAAAATCAGCCATAGCTTTAGATACAGATTCAACGTCTTCTTCAGATACTTCTAGTACTAAAGAGTCGTGTACAAGGGCCACAATAGTCGCATCCTTACCGTTATCTTTAATCCACTGATTTAAATCTATACCAGCCAATAGATTAATGTCGGAAGCAACAGACTGAATAAGGAAATTGATGCCGCTACGAACTTCGTGAGATGCAATACCTTTATCAGAACTAAATACGTTAGGTAAGCGACGCTTACGTCCAAGAATACTGTAAATATATCCATTTGCTTCAATATCCTCCTTAGACAT